ACAATTGCTCCTTCAGAAATTGATATGGAGGATAATGAAAAGATCAAGCTTGGTACAGGGGATGATCTAGAAATCTACCATGATGGAAGTCATTCATACATTAAAGATGTTGGTACGGGTAATTTATATATTGAAGGTAATGGCAGCGTCAGTATTGATAAATATACTGGTGAAGAGATGGCAAACTTCATCGCTGACGGAGCCGTAGAACTCTATTATGACAACAGTAAGAAAATTGAGACGACATCAGCAGGTGCAAATGTTCTAGGAACATTCACTTGTAATTCAACTGTCAATCTTTATGGAGAACTTAATTTATCTGGCACACCAGCCGATAAATATTTCGATGCTTCTATTACTGATGGATCGACTGATTATTGGATGAACTTCAGAGCCGTTCGTGGTGATGATGCTTCTGAACATACGATTCAGATGAGGTATCAAAATGATGGTGGGGTTGAATTAAATTACGACGGCAGTAAGAAGTTTGAGACAAAGAGTTACGGGGCGAAAGTACATGGAGATTTACAAATTGGTGACGTAGATGGAGATAAACTTGTTTTAGGAGCAGCTTCAGATTTCCAGATCTACCATAATGGGTCTACAAGTATTATTGACAGCACAACAACTAATTTAGATATTCAATCAAGTAACACTATAAACATAAAAGCTGCCGATGAATCTAGTGTAATTGCTCATGCAAACGGAGGCGTAGAACTCTACTACGACAACAGTAAGAAAGCAGAAACGGTTACGGGAGGCTTTACGGTAACTGGAGCGTTAACGGCTACATCATTTAGTGGTGATGGTTCAAACTTAACGAACCTACCCGCTTCTGGTGGAAGTGTTACCTTAACCGCTAATGGTGCGATTGCTGCTAATAAACCTGTCATTGTTAATTCATCAGGTCAAGCAGAACAAGTTGCCATTGATTCAGCTTCCGTTGGTGCTCAAGCTACTTTTAATGCAAGTGTTAATTGTAATGGTATGAAAGTTGCAGGAAATGGAGAAGGTCAATTTTTATGCGTCAGTGTAGAGAGTGGAAATCCTTATAGATTAAGATCTGCATCCGTTAGTGGTACGACAGTTACCTTTGGATCTGAATCTTCTTTTGATGCTGGTCAAGCTAGTTATTCGGATTTTGATATTTGTTATGTCTCTACAAAAGACTGTTACATGATGGTTTATAGAGGAACAAATAACTATGGATATGCAAGATGCATTCAAGTTAGCAATTCAGGTTCTTTAACTATAAGTAGTCAATCAGCAGAAATTGAAGCTTATGGAATGAGCGAAATATCAATAGGCTTCGGTAATAGTACTAATGGTTGGTGCTCTGTAAATGCACAACGTGAACAAAGTAGTTTCCGACGTTGGCTACTAAAATCAGTAGCGCCAAACGCGAGTAATCTTGCTAATGCTCCGCAGGTAGGTACCGGGACACAATTTATAGCTGGTTACAGTAATCTCAATAGTTTTGCTCAAGCTTACAATGTTGACCAAGCTATGCACTATGGCATTTTTGTAGCAGATGGTGATTTAAAAGCTGAAGCTTGGACACTTAATAATTCTGGAGGTTTTGGCCGTTCTGGAGTTCTAGATAGTATTACATCATCATGGAACAGTTCAGGAGATACTAGCCTTGCTTATGATCCAGGCACTAAAAAAATAGTTGCTGGGTATCGCAATGGTAGTAATGGAAAAATGAGGGTTATTAATTGGAATGGAAGTTCATGGGACTCAGTAAGTACATATTCAGAACATTCAGTTGGTTCCTCTCCAGAGCATATTAAATTAATATATTATGCACCAACTTCAACGATGCTGTTTTCATATGTACAATCATCTGACGGTAAAGTCATACCAGTAACAATTAACTCACATAGTAGCTTTAGTAACGGTTCAGGTTTTACCTATGAAAATGACTCTGTTGATAGACCTGGGGGGGCAGTAGATACTACTGATAGCAAAGGTGTTCTTTTTGGGTACGAAGACTCTGCAAATAGCAATAGATCCAGAGGTAGGTTCTATAAACCACCACAAACTAATTTAAATAATAACTTTGTAGGCTTTGCTGACGCTGCCATAAGTAATGGAGCATCTGGAACAATTAATGTAGTAAGTAATACGACAACACAATCCAGTCTAACTCCTGGGAAAACTTACTATGTACAAGGAGATGGCACTTTGGATACCACAGCTGATAACCCTATTCAAAAAGGTGGAGTAGCTCTTTCCGCAACTTCGTTGTTAATTAATTAATGAAAATTCCATCCATTAAATCCAACCTGCCTAAAGCTCTAGATATGCCTAGCATCCCTCTAGAGCCACCAACGGCAAATATGCCAGTATTTCCTCCTATTGTTATACCTCCTAATACTTTAAAAGCTCCTAAAGGAGTAGAACTAGAAGAAGTTCCAGCAGAAACTGAAGACGCAGAAACAGCTACCACTGAACAACCAAGTCTAAGAGTACCAGTTATAAAAATAGATTTACCTTTACCTAGTACAGAAGTAGTAGCTACTGCTACCTATGCAGCTGTTGCAGCTGTAGCCACTACCACCCTAGCTACACCCTTATTTGACAAACTCAAAAAGCAAATACAGAAATTCCTACAGAAAAAAGTAGATAAATGGAAGGAAAACCGCCAGAAAAAGAAAAGGGACTC